TAAGTGACGGGTGAAGTTATGCGGACGGGAGCAGCAGGACGATCAGAGCGGCTCCGTCACCGCGCGAAAGCGCACGATGCCGCGATAGGTCTCGCCATCAGCCTCGCGCCGCGCCTCGGACAGCTCGTGACGAAGGTTTACCAGTCGGTGTCCGTCGAGCGTCAGCATCTGCTCGTGCAGCGCCTGACGCAAAGCGTGCATGATCTCGTGCGTCTGGTGCCGTCCGTCAGCTCGAGACCAGACGTGCAACGTGACGAGGTGCTCGTCGCCGTTTTCCGTGCCCGTGCTCCAATCGCGCAGAAGCGACTGGCCGAAGGTGAGATAGGGCATCGCGCTTCTTTGCGGTGGATCATCGAAGACGCGGTCGGTACCGAGGACGCTCGTTACCGCAACATCTGCGGAAAGAGCCTCGAAAATGGCCTTCTGCAGAGCCCAGCTCGCGCTAGACATGATCGTTCCCCCCGTCGCGTCGGGAGCCTTCCGAATGCGGCGCGCCATCAGCGGGCGGCGCGGTCGTGCGACGGCCGCGAAGACGCGACAGAACGCCCTCGACGGCGAGCAACAGAACGCTCAGCGGCAGTTTTCGCAGCAGCAAGAGACCACGGGCTATGATGCTCACAGCAGTTCCTCCCGGCAAAGGCAGCGCAACATGCGGCGGCGCTCGCCAACGTCCAGAGCCGCAAGGATCTCGAACACGCGCGATCCGAGACGAAAGCGCATCGACGGCACGATGTCGGACCGATGCCGTATGACGATGTCGTGCGATACGCGGCCCGCGACCTGGTCTGCGACCACGGTCTCGGTGCCGCTCGTCGGTGTGATCGATGCCCACAGGCCGGCAACGGCTTCCCATGTGACGACGGCGCCGCCACCTCCGTCCCCGACCCGCGTCGCGACTTCCAGCACGAGCCGATGGCGGAGGGCGCCGATGTGACTGACGCTCACAAGCGCCTCCGACGGTAGGGCGCGAGAAGCTCGGAGACCATCGCGGGGACCGCGTTGACGCCGACGCCGATCTGCACGGGCTCGCGGTTCTCGTACCAATGCGCGACCAGCAGCAGCAGCGCATGGCGAATGCTGGCGGGCACATCGCTCGCGGCGGCCCCGAAGCCGGCGGTGAAGCCGATCTCAATCCCGTTCGCGACACGCTGCGACGTTGCAGCCACGATGTCGGACAGAGCGACCAGACGGGGCGGCATGCCGTGCCCGTCGAGCAGAAAGCCCGACGGATCGAGCGTTTCCGATGCTCCCTCGTCATTCCAGACACGAACGTGGGTGAGCGCCGCGACGGGCCGGATCGGCAGGTTGACGCGTCCCGCCTTCGGCCAGCGATCGAGGAAGCACGACCAGCTTTGCGTGATGAGCGCGATGCCGAGTGCGGCTTCGACATGCAGACGCGACGTGACGATGAGACTTTGAATAAGCGGGTCCTCGGCAGTGCCGTCGACACGCAGATGGGCCTTTGCCTCGGCCAGAGACACCGGTTCGAGCGCGGGACCGCTCGTCATCACAAGAGACATGCATGATCCAGGTATTGAAGGTGGAACGGACGGAGGCGCAACATGAAGGCCCGGGCTTCGTATCGTTAAAGCCCGGGTTGTGTTTCTTATGCCGCGGACCTCAGTCGGCGAACTTCAGAAGTTTGATGGCGTTGAAGTCCTGCACGCCGCCGCCGACGCGCTTGGTCGTGTAGAAGAGGACGTACGGCTTCGAGGAATACGGGTCGCGCAGCACGCGAATGCCGACGCGATCGACGATGAGATAGCCGCGCCGGAAATCGCCGAAGGCGATGGCCGTCGCGTCCGAGGCGATGTCGGGCATGTCCTCCGATTCCGCCACGGGATGGCCGAGAAGCGTCGGCGCTTCACCGGGCCGCGCCGCCGGCTGCCAGATGTAGTTGCCGTCGTCGTCCTTGAACTTGCGGATAGCCGCTTCCGTGGCGCGGTTCATGACGAAATGCGCATTGGCGCGGTACGCGCTCTTCACGGTGTAGGCGAGGTCGATCAGCTTGTCGGTGGGGTCGGATGCGGGAAAGCCTCCGTCGACGCCCGTCGCAATGAAGCCGATCTTGCCCCATGCCCACGAGCCCTCGGCCACCTGGTCGTAGTCGAGGAAGCCGCGCGGCTTGTTCGAGCCGTTGCCTGAAACGAATGCGGTGCCTTCCTGCTCGGCGAATGCCACGCGGACCTCGTCGGCGATCCATTCGTCGATGTTGACGGCAGCGTCGTCCAGAAGCTGGGGCGTCGCGGCGGGCATCGCGTAGAGCTCCATCGTGGGAAACGACAGCTCGGCGAGCGTGGGCGTGGTGGTCTGGGTGCGCGTCGCCGTTTCGCCGACCCACCCGGTGCCGGGGCCGGTCAGAGAAAAGGGCTTCTTGAAAACGGAGCCGGAGACCTGCCGGACGGTGGCGATCGCCCGGATCGGCGAAATATCCTTTAGCGCGGCGTTCACCGTGGTCTCGGTCTCGGACGGGACGAGATAGCCGCCGTCCTGGCCGCTGCCGACCGACAGCGCCTTCGACTCGAGGTCGACGAGGCCGTGCGTCTCGCCCTTGCGAACGTAGCAATCGAACGCCGATTTGTGAGCGCCGTCGACATCGGTGCGGCCAGCGGCTGAGCCTGCAAGCTTCGGGCGGCGGGCTTTCAGGGAAAGCTCGTCGAGGGCCCGATCCATGCGGGCGAGCTTTTCAGCCGTCAGCGTGTCGGACGTCCCGCGCGATTTGATGTCGGCGAGTGCCAGATCGTTGGTCGACTTGTACTCCTCGAAGGCGCGCGCCAGATCGTCGATGGCCGTGGCGAGATCGCCCGTGCCCTTGGTTTCGTAGGTTTCCATGGGATCAAGTGGTCCTGTCGTTGTGGGAGGACGAGCGAAGCAGGCGCGCAACCGAGGCCAATCGCTCGGCTAGACGGGCTTGCTCGCTGGAGCCGGCGGCAGCGTCCCGCATGCCGGACAGCCCGGTGAGACCGTGGCGGAGAAGCGCCCGTGCCTCGGAGCGCGAAAGCCCAGCGTCCTGCGTGAGCCAGCGTTCCAACTCGCGGCCCGTCGGCATTTCGGATGCGAACGGGCGGTTCTTGACGCTGCGGATGCGGGCATCCGGCAGCATCGGAAAGGTTACGATCGAGATCTCCCAGAGATCGGCCGTCTCGATGCGCCTGGTGCCCCGCGCGCGATCGCGATGGGCCTTGACGGCGCGAAAGCCGATCGAGAGGCCGTCGATGGCGCCGGCGCGCATCAGCGAGAGCACCTCCCGCGCACGCAGCACATCAGTGGCGAGACGGCCCCGGGCGAACAACCCGCGACGATCTTCCTTGAGCTCCTCCCAGATGCCGATGGGCTCGTCCGGGCGATGCTGAAACAGGAGGCGGATGCCCTGCGCCCCTTTGCGCGCGAGGCTTTCGCGAAATGCGCCCGGGGCGATGGTGTCGCGGCCCAAGTCCTCGGTGTCGAAGATCGAGGCGTAACCCTCGAAGACGCCGTCGTCGCCGATGGATTTGAGGTCGAGCGCGGTGAACCGCGCCTCTGTCGGTTGGGGCATGGGGGCTCCGGGCCGTAAAGTCGATGGAAGCGGAAACCGGTGTGGCGCCGGCCGAGCGATCAGGCGACGCGATCCGGCGAGAAGCCGGCGATGGCGCGCTTCTCGTCGCGGGTGAGAAAGGACGTCTTTTCGAGTGTGCTCCAAAGCGCCTCGCGCTCGCCCGCCAGCGCCGGCAGGCTGTCGAGGTTGGCGCGCAGCTCGAGTGCGGGCGGCAGTGACGCGCCTTCCGCTGCCGCGAGCGGCGATGCGTATGCCGGAGCCAGCCAGGCGGATAGCTGAGCCGCCACACGGTCAACCATCGGGAGAACTGTCGTGCGCCAGAAGCTTCGCTGCGCTTCGACGAGATTGGCGTACGTGTTGTCACCGGGAATGCCGAGCAGCATCGGCGGCACGCCGAGCGCCAGGGCGATCTCACGAGAGGCGACATGACGGGCCTCGATGAAGTCCATGTCCTTTGGCGACAGCGACATGGCTTTCCAATCGAGACCGCCTTCAAGGAGCAGCGGACGACCGGCATTGGCGGCCCCCTGGAACCCGGCCTCGAGCTCGGTCTTCAGGCGCTCGATCTGATCTCCGGTGAGATTGCCGTCGCGGGCGGTGTAGACGATGGCGCCGGAGGGCCGCGCGGAATTGTCGAGCAGGGCCTTGTTCCAGCGCGCCGCGGTGTTGTGGAGATCGATCGCGGACGCCGCCGCTTCCAGCGGCGACAAGCCGTAATGATCGTTAGCCGGATGGAACATCTTGATGTGCAGCACCGCACGTACATCGTCCACCGCGTCGCCCGATATGCGGACGGTGCGGCCGGCGACCGAGTAGTCGAATGCGTCGGGCCAGCCGTCGGCTCCCGGGACGATCTGGACGCGATCGGGACGCAGGAGATGCAGCTCGCGCAGCGCCCCGTCGATGGCGACGGCCTCGACATACGCGTTGCCTGAAACGAGCAGATAGCCGACGAGACGCTGCATGAAGTCGGCCCAGGTTTCGTGATGGTTGGGCCGGCGAATGAGATTCTTCAGGGGATGCTCCTCGATCTCCTGCTCGCCGGTGTAGAGGAGCAGCGGCACATAGGCGGCGCACTGGGCGATCATCGATACGGAGCGATAGACGATGGCGTTCTGGCGAAAGCCGTCTTCCGCAAAGGCGCGGTAGTCGCGTGGTGTCCAAACCGGCCGGCGGAGATGCTCGAATGCGATGAACGGGCCGGTACGGGAGGCTTTCATCTCGGCCGCATCGAAAGGATCGTGGGCGACAGCCGCCCCCTCCCCATGATGGCGTGGCGAAGCGGAGTGCGTGGTCGGCGACGAGCCGAACGCGCGGCCGAGGGACGCGACGAGGCGTGCGCCAAATCCGGGAGCGGCGGTGGGCATGAGTTCGGGTCCTGTGATGTGAGCAATCAGCGCCGCGCGACGGTCGGCGCTGCCCGTGTCGTGAGCGATCGTCGTCCCCCCCGCCTGCGCCGGGATGACATTACTGACCGGATTACTGTCGGGATCGGCTTCCGGCTCGCTCAGAGGCGACGGATGACGGGATCGCGGGTGGTGGTCAGCATCAGCTCGGTCAAGGCCCAGACGAGCGCGTCGACGCGATCGGGGCTGCGGCCTTCGGACAGGCCCTCCGGTCCGAAGTCGCACATCTGGTTCTCGAGGGCCGGAAACTCGCCGACATGGACGATGCGGTTCTCGGCGTAGAGCGCGGCAATCGGCTCGGCGCGGGCGAACTTGCCGCGACTGGCGTGGACCT